GACACGAAGCCGCCGAAGCCCTGTTCGAGCGGTTTGAACGCCGCCTTCAGGACCAGATCGGAAAGCCGCAGTGCCAGCCCCTTCAAGACCTCGGCGACCGACCGCCCCTTGATGGCGATGCCGTCGAACGCACCGGTCAGCGCGGTCGAGAACTGCCGGCCGAGCGATGCAGCGGTGCGCAACTCGGCCTGCAATGCTGTCGTGTCCGCGTCGATCGCGACCGTCCACGTTTCGACCGTCTCGTCGAATGGCGTCATGCTGGTCTCCCATCATCCGGAAAGCGTCGCATCAGGTCTGCAAGTGCCGCACGCGACGGCGCCTCTGGCCCAGCGGCTCCGCCGAGCCGGCCTCTCAGCGCCGCGTCGAACTCGCGCGGTGTCATGCTCCAGAACACCTGTGGTGCGAGCCCCAGGACGCCGAGGCCCGCTGCCATCACGTCGTCCCAGGGAAAGGGCCGCGGTCCGCACCCGCCTCCGTATCGGCCTTGGCGGAGGCGGAAGCCGGACCAGCGAACGTCGCGTTGAGGAGGCGCGCCACGATCTCGACGAAGCCGGCCGCGCCGTTCTCGCTCGCCATCCGCGCCACCGCGTCGTTGCTCACCTCGTGGCCCGCGCCCCGCAATCCCGCCCCGATGATGCGCACGCAATCGCGTGCCGAGATCCGCCCCTTCTCGAAGCGTGTCGCCAGCGCCAGCATATCCTCGTCGCCGAAGGCCGCTTCCAGCTCGGCGAGCGCGCCGAGCGTCAGGCAGAGACGGAACGGCCGCCCGTCGAGGACGGCCTCGATCTCGCCGCGGTGCAGATTGACCATGACGTCCCTCCTCAGCTGGCCGTGAAGACGACTTCGCCGGCGGACTCGACGCCGATCTCGAAGGCGATTTCGCCGTCGTGACGGCCGGTCAACTCGAACGAGGTGATCTGGAACGGCGCCTCGATGGTGCCGAAGTCGGGCACGACGACCTGCCAATCGCGGATCGTTCCGTTGAACACGTAGCTGCGCACGAGTTCGTCGGAGGCGGCGTCCTTGAAAATGCCGGCGCCCGTCAGGCGCACGGATTTGACCCCGGCCCCCTCCAGCAGTTCGCGCCATTGTCCCGCCGATTCCTGGTGCGTGACGTCCACCGTCTCCGCGTTGAATGCGATGGCGCGCGACCGCAGGCCCGCGATCGTCGTGAAGACGCCCGCGCCCGTACTGTCGACCTTGAGAAGCAGGTCCTTGCCCTTCTGTGCTGCCATGGTGCTGTCTGGTCCCTGTGCGTTGTTGAACGATCAATCGCTGTTCACGGCGCCGGCTCCGTCACGGCCCGGAAGCGCACGAGCCCGCGCGACGTCTCGCCGTCGGCATCGCGTCGCACTTCGGAGAACTCGTGCCTCAGGTTGACGAGCCGCACGCCGCTCATGGCCAGATCCGCGTCGTCGAGAACCGCTTCGACGGCGGCGACGATCTGGTGCACCTCGCGCTCGCCGTTGGCGCGCGACCACACCGCCACCGTCAGCAGGTGCTCATGCCCCTCGTCGGTCCCCGTGCTCCAGTCGCGCACGGTCGTCTCGCCGATCGTGACGTAGGGCAGCGGTGCGCCGCGTGGCACGTCGTTGTAGATGCGCGATCCGCCGATCAGCCCGACCAGCGGGCCATCGGCCTGCAGCCTGGCGAACACGGCTTTCTGCAGTTCCCAGCTCGGACTCGTCATGGATCCTGCTCCTCGATCGCCTTTTCGCGCACCGGCCGCGCCCGGCGGTCCCGGGCTGCAATGGCACGCGCGAGGATCCGCGCGATGCGGCCTCCGGCGCCGGAAAACCCAGGAATTCTGACGATGGGCTTGATCTTCATCCCAGCCGCTCCTCCACGAGACACGTCAGGAAGCGATGGGCCTCGTCCGCGTCGATGACCGATGTGATGTCGAAGATGCGGTCGCCCTTGCGAAACCGCTGGCGCGGGGTCACGTCCCCCCGGTGACGGATGGTGATCGCGTGCGTCACGCGCCCCATGAGCCCGTCCGCCTCCGCCGTCTCGCGGCCCGCGCGCGGTGTGATCGCGGCCCATACCTCGGCGACGGGCGTCCAGGTGACGATTGCCCCACCGCCGCCGTCCGGGGCGCTGACGGATTCCTCGATCACCACCCGGTGACGCATGGTCCCAATCTCGACGCGGCTCATAGGCGGACCACCGCAAAGGACTGCAGGAGTTGGGATACCGCTGGCGGAATCGCCGTCGCGGCGCTGCCGATCTCGATCGGCTCGCGGTTCTCGTACCAGTGCGCGACGAGCAGCTTCAGCGCCTGGCGGATCGGCTCGGGCACGTCGTTTGGATCGGGACCGAATCCCGCCGTGAAGTCGATCTCGATCCCGCCGGCCGCGCGTCCCGGCTGCGGCAATGGACCATCCGACGCCACCAGCCGCGGCGGCAGTCCGGCGCCCTCCAGCACATAGCGGGCCGGATCGAGCACCGCCGATGATCCGTCCGCCGCGCGCAGCCGAACCTCGCTCACCTCCGTCACCGGCCGCATGGGGATCGCGACCGTGCCCCGCACCGGCCAGGCGTCGAGCACCAGCGTCCACTGCTGCGTCGTCAGCGCGAGCCCCAGCGCCGCCTCGATATGCAGGCGGGAGGTGATGATCAGGCTCGACACCAGTGCGTCGTCGGCGGCCGTCTCCAGGCGCAGATGCGCCTTCGCCTCGGTGAGCGACAGCGGCTCCACTGCGGGACCGCTGCGATAAACCAGTGCCATCGCGCCCTCCTCTCTGAGCTCAGCTCCCCGCTAAAACAAAACGGGACCGCCACCGGCCAGCCGGCAACGGTCCCGCAGCATCCGCGCGGGAGGAGGAGCGCCCCGCGCAGGATCTCGTTACCCCTCACGCAATCGCATGCGACGGCGAGAAGGTTTGCTTGTCGTCGAACGTGCGATCAGACCGCGAACTTCATAAGCTTGATCGCATCGAAGTCGCGGATGCCGCCGCCGACGCGCTTGGTCGTGTAGAACAGCACGTAGGGCTTGGAGCTGTAGGGATCGCGCAGCACGCGGATGCCGACGCGGTCGACGATCAGGTAGCCGCTGGCGAAATCGCCGAAGGCGATCGACAGGCTGTCGGCCGCGATGGACGGCATGTCCTCCGCCTCCACCACCGGATAACCGAGCAGGCGCGAGGGCTGCGCCGCATCCCCGGACGGCTGCCAGATGTAGGAGCCGTCGGCATCCTTCATCTTGCGCACGGTGCCGAGCGTCGCCCGGTTCATCACGAAAGAGCCGTTCGCCCGGTACGTGCCCTTCACCGCATAGACGAGGTCGATCAGCTTGTCGGCCTGGTTGGCGGCGGGGAACGCGCCGGCGGCGCCCGAGGTCACGAAGCCGAGGTTGCCCCAGGACCACGAGGCGTTCGCCACCGTCGGATAGGTCAGAAAGCCCTTCGGCTTGTTGACGCCGTCGCCGGTCACGAACGCGGTGCCCTCCTGCTGCGCGAAGGCGACGCGCACCTCTTCCGCCAGCCACGCGTCGATATCGACGGCGCTGTCGTCGAGGATCGACTGCGTCGCCGCCGGCATCGCGTAGAGTTCCATGGTCGGGAAAGAGAGTTCGGCCAGCGCCGGCGTATTGGTCTGCGGCCGCACCGCCGTCTCACCGACCCAGCCTGTCGCAGCTCCCGTGGTGGCGAACGGCACCTTGTAGACCGAGCCCGAGACCTGCCGGATACCGGCGATGGAGCGGATCGGCGACACCGTCTTCAGCGCCGTGTTGACGGCCTGCTCGGTCTCCTTGGGCACCAGGTAGCCGCCATCGGGATCGGAACCGACCGACAGCGCCTTCTGTTCGAGCTTGGTCAGGTTCGCCGTCTCACCCTTGCGGACATAGCCGTCGAATGCCGACTTGTGGGCCAGCGCGGCGGCGGGCTTCATCTCCGTCTCGCCGAGCGGCACGCGCGCCTGCTTCAGCGCCAGCCCGTCCATCGTCTTCTCGATCCGGGCGAGTTTCTCCGCCGTCACGGAATCTTCCGCGCCGCGCCGCTCGATCTCGGCGAGGCGGCGATCGTTCGTCTCCTTGAATGCCTCGAAGGCCTGCATCAGATCGTCGATATCGCGGCTGAGCCCCGCTTTCGTCTCGATGTTTTCCATGTGTCCATGTCCTGTTCAGGAGGTGGCAGACTTGATCAGCTGGGTCATGCGGCGCACCACGGCCGACAACCGCTACAGATCGCTTGTGTCCGGCCCCGCATCCCGCCGGGACTTCAGACCGTTGAACCCGGCACGCATCAGCGCCCGGGCGTCGGAGCGCGTGAACCCGGCTTCCCGCACGAGCCAGCGCTCGAATTGCCGTTCGGTGGGCACGCCGCCGCCGAACGGAGTGGATTTGACGCCGAGCACTCGAGCTCCCGGCATCATGGGAAACGTCACGATGGAGATTTCCCACAGATCCAGATCGAGGATGCGCCGCACGCCACTGCGCGCGTCGCGGCCCGAGCGGCGCGCCTTGAAGCCGATCGAGAGGCCGTCGATGGCACCGGCCCGCATCAGGTAGAGCACGTCACGGGCCTTCTCGACCTCGAGTGTCAGCCGGCCGCGCACCTTGAGGCCCAGCGCATCTTCCTCGACGCGCTCCCAGATCCCGATCGGATGCGCGGGATCGTGCTGAAACAGCATGCGCACGCCGCCCGCGCCGCGCTCCGCCAGGCTCTGGCGGAACGCCCCCGGTTCGATCACGTCGCGCGCCAGGTCCTCGCGGCTGAAGAGGCTCGCGTAGCCTTCGAAAATGCCCGTCGCGTCGGCATCGATGAGGTCGAGCGCGGTGAACTTGAGCTCCGGCGCCTCGCCGGTCTCCTTGCGTTTGGCCATGATCGCTGTCTCCTCAGGCTTCGCCGTCCACCAATTCTGGCGGATAACCGGCCGCCTCGCGCTTCTCGTCGCGGGTCAGGAAACTCGCGCGCTCGAGCCTCGCCCACAGCGCCTCGCGCTCCGGCGACAACGCCTCGACATTGTCGAGATCGGGCTTCAGCACGAGGCCCTGCCCGTAGGCGGGGGCGAGCCACGTCGTCATGGCCTTCGCCGTGCGCTGCGCGAGAGGCAGAACCGTCTGGCGCCAGAACGAGCGCATCGCTTCCTGGTAGTTCGAATAGGTATTGTCGCCGGGGATGCCGAGCAGCATGGGCGGCACGCCGATGGCGAGTGCGATCTCACGCGCGGCCGCGTTTTTGGCCTCGATGAAGTCCATGTCCTTAGGCGACAGGCTGAGCGGCTTCCAGTCCAGCCCGCCTTCGAGCAACAGCGGGCGGCCAGCGTGCCGCGCCCCCTGGAAGTTCGTCTCCAATTCCGACTTCAATCGTTCGAACTGTTCCGCCGACAGCCGTCCGCCGGCCGTCCCGTAGACGAGCGCGCCGGAGGGGCGCGCCGAGTTGTCGAGCAGTGCCTTGTTCCAGCCGGCCGCCGTATTGTGGATGTCGATCGCCGTCGCCGCCGCCTCGATGGGGCTCAGGCCATAGTGATCGTTGACGGGATGAAAGAGCTTCATGTGCAGGATCGGCGACACGGCGCCGCCCGCCGCCTCCACGTCGAAGCGCACCGTGCGGCCGCTGGCTGTGTATTCGAACGCTTCCGGCCAGCCCTCGCGTCCCGGCACCACGCTCATGCGGTCCGGGCGCAGCGCGTGCAGTTCGCGCACGTCGCCGCCGAGCGTTACCGCTTCCGCGTATGCGTTCCCTGACACGAGCAGGTATCCATACCAGCTCTCGAAGAAGTCCGCCGACGTCTGGGCTGGATTGGGCCGCGCCAGCAGATCGAGCAGCGGATGCGTCTCGTGTTCGTGCGGGCCCTCGTAGAGCAGCAGCGGAATGGAGGCCGCTGCCTCCGCCACCATGCGCACCGAGCGATAGACGATCGGGTTCTGCATGAACCCTTCACGCGCGAAAGCTTGATAATCGCGCGGCGTCCACGCCGGCCGGCCCAGCGTTTCGAATGCGATCACCGGACCGGTGCGGCTCGCCTTCTGCTCCACCGCCGGCTGCGATGCCGTCAGCGCGTGCGCCGCCACACCGCGCGGCCCCGCCCACATCGACGCGAGCCTTTCCGTCCATCGGGCCATGATCAATCCTTTGGCTAGTACTCAAACAATCAGCACGCACGCTCGTCGCCTCTCCCCTCGGAGAAGAGGCCGGCGCGACAAGATCCCGACACTCTGGATGGCCGGGCGTGACGTCGATCTCCACAGCCCACCCGCAAACAGGCGAGCAAGCTCCCTGGATGGCTGCCTCACGGGCGGCCATGACGTGAGAAGAGGTTGAGAGAGAGTGCCTCACCCTCGCATCCCCACCTGCCTTGCGTCTCTAACCGTGGCCTCACCCCAAACGTCATGGCCGGGCCCGATCCGGCCATCCAGAGCCCACCCACCGCCATTGCAACAAGCCCTCTGGATGGCCGCCTCACGGGCGGCCATGACGTTGTGATAGAACCGTCCCACCCCCTAACGTCATGGCCGGGCGTGACCCGGCCATCCAGAGCCCCCTTGCGACACCGCGCGCGAACGCGAGCATAGGTCCACCGCTCTCATCCCCCTCCCCTCGACGGCGAGGGGTGAGGGGTGGGGTGAGAGTTGAAGTTGTGGGGCGAGCCACGCGCACCGGCAGTCCTGAAACCCCCACCCCTGCCCCTCCCCGCAAAGGGGGAGGGGAAGAGACGCGGCGTCGAGCGCTGCGTGCACGCATCCCCCCCAACGTCATCCCGGCGAAGGCTGGGATCCACCCAAGCCGCTGATGATGCGTCCTGTCAGAAACTTGGATGGCCCCCCGCCTGCGCGGGGGTGACGTGGAAGAAAGGGCGGGAGCGCGTGCTCCGCTCTCATCCCGCTCCCCTCGACGGGGAGGGGTGAGGGGTGGGGTGAGAGTTGAAGTAGGGTGACAGAAATGGTGGGGTGAGCCGCGCGCACCGGCAGTCGTCGAACCCCCACCCCTGCCCCTCCCCGCAAGGGGGAGGGGAAGAGAAGCGTCGAGCGGCACCGCGCCCCCCCCTCACCACCCCCCAACGTCATGGCCGGGCGTGGCCCGGCCATCCAGAGCCCACCCACCGCCATTGCAACAAGACCACTGGATGGCCG